TTCTCATGGACGAAGTGTATACGATGAATATATTGCTAAATTGAGAATTGCTTTGTCTCCTGACTATGCGGATATTGATTATACTCTACATTCTTTTGACTATTGGGTTACCTTTTATGAGCCTAAATATCAGTCGAAGAATATTGAGTATAAGTAAATGAGTGTGATAGATTAGTATTCTGTTTGGGAGTTTACTAATCGGGATAATTTTAACCCAACAAAGGTACTTATAGTTGTACGTGCCTGGATTATACAACTAAAACCCGCAACAGTATATGTAGACGGCTCTGTCTAAGGTGTGTTTGCGATGCGGAGAATAAATTTCGTGAACACATCCAAAAGAGTGTAGAATAATAATCATGGATAAAACTACAACAACAACGAAACTGAAGAGTCTGTGTGACGATAAACAAAATGTAGGATTTGTTGATTACGATCAAACTCCTATGACTCAGATACCAACAACAGTTGATTCTACGGTATATCAAGATGATGATAATAAAGCTGATCTTGCGTCATTTTTGGCGAGACCAGTTGATGTTTATGATACATCTTGTCCCGTGGGAGTTGTAACTGAAGATATTGGTATCAATATTTGGGAACTTTGGGCTAATAATACCTATGTAAAATCAAAATTGAATAACTTCTATTTGTTTAGAGGAGATTTAATGATTAAGGTAGTTATTAATGGAACACCGTTTCATTTCGGAAGATGGATGGTTTCTTATGAACCATTGGCTACGTACTCGGATCTGGGAACATATCCTGGAGATGGTACTGTGACTTCAAATTCATTCTTACGTAATATAATGGCTTGTTCACAACGCCCACGTATTTTCTTAAACCCGACCGATTCACAAGGTGGTTGCTTATGTGTCCCTTTCTTTTGGCCTAAAAATTTTATCAAGGTCAATAAAAATCAAGATTGGATTGATTTAGGAAAGTTGTCACTATATCAAATAGCACCACTGCAGGCTGTAAATAATAGTACTAAACCAGTACATATTACAGTTTTCTGCTGGGTAGAGAATGCAGAACTTAAAGTCCCTACTGTTTCATTGGCTGCTGCTGAAGGTTGTTATATGAGTAAATGTAAAAATAAAATGACCTTACCCAGAGCTGAAGCTGATGAGATGAAACCCAAAAAGAAAAAGAAGAGAGTTAAAAAGAAGCCACTTCCTCAAACTGATGAATACGATGAGCAAGCTGAAAATGGTGGTATCATATCAAGACCTGCTGCTGCTGTAGCGAAAGCGGCTGGTGCCTTGAGCGCTATACCTTATATTCAGCCTTATGCAATTGCAACGTCAGTAGCAGCTACTGCTATTGGGAAAATTGCTTCTTTATTTGGCTATTCCAGACCAAATGTCATTAGTCCTCCTTCATTCATGCGTCGAGAACCATATGGTACGCTTGCGTACACTAGTTCTTCTGACGCTGTAATTAAACTGACATTGGACCCTAAACAGCAATTGACTGTTGATCCACGAACTGTTGGTTTGGATGTGGGCGATGAAATGACTTTGAAATATTTAACATCAAAAGAAGGTTTCGCCACATACTTTGATTGGATTCAAGCTGATGTTGCAGGAACTAATAAGTTTTTCTGTAATGTCAATCCCTGTGTGTTGCGTAAAGTATTTTCATCTGGTGTAAATTCTTCTGAAGTGC